TGGGGATGAGGATGCACCCCGTAAGACGAAGGAGGGAGCTACACGAGGGTACTGATTTTAGGGCCTCCATAGGAACACCCTTAAAAGCAATGCAGCACGGCAAGGTTATAAGAAACTGGGAAGCCTCTGGCGGCGGCGGGCACAGCATTACTATTGAGTACGGAAACGGTGCCCAGGTAACATATATGCACATGGATGCTGCTTCCTCGTTGGCGAAAGGCGCTATCGTAACCCCCGGCCAAGTAGTTGGCGCAACAGGGACAGCCGGGACAGGACCGCACCTTCACGCTGAACTCAGGTTCCCCCCTTACCACAAAAAAAATGACGTACACGATTTAGAAAAGTTCTTAAAAGCCTCTGCGGCTGGCACACTAGATACGACTGACACCAAGTTTTATAAACCGGAAGACCGAGTGTTAAACAAGTTTGACGGTGCGACAAAAGCAGAAAAAGAAGCGGCGTACAGAACGTGGCGCAACGCCCTACCAAGAGCGAGCAGACCAAGAAACTGGGGGTCGGCTCTTGCAATGTTGACGACAGGAGACGATGATCACCCCGGCCATGTCGAGGGCGACCACTAATGCTCCCACCAGTCTTAGCCCACATGAAACAACTAGGGCACAAAATATTCGATAATCCGAAATACGATTACGATTTAAATATCTATGGAATCAGAAATAGAACGGGCACGCCGAACACTTTCGACGACACTTTGGGTGTCTTATATTTGTGGGATGGTAACTGGCGTGGTCATTACTGGAACGGTACTGTCGATCCTGGGGCTTATTATCTAGAGCACCCGATGAACGTAAAAGGCACAGCAGTGATGGCGTGTGGCCAGTATCGAGGTGCGTATGAAATTGGGACACACCGAGGGAAGAGGGCGCTGGTTCAAACAGGCCCAGTGTCAGTGTTCCGTGACTACAACAGAGATAAAACTATCGACCGCCAAGGCCAGCCAGAGTCGGGTCTATTTGCCTGCAACTTACATCGAGCAGGTAAAGCATCTAAGTTTGTAAACCGTTGGTCGGCTGGATGCCAAGTGTGGGCAGAGGAAAAAGACTTCGAGGAGTTTCTTGATATCTGCTACAAGCAAGTGAAGCTCACAGGGTTCAAAACGTTTACGTATACGCTAATGGACCAGTGGTGGTGATGGTGCCCCACTCTAGGTAAAGTAAGTTAATCTGTTTGAGGGATTCACTAACGTCACGCTGTATCGAGTGAGGCAGTTTCTTTTACCAGCTAATCGAGGTTGAGTCTAGGCGCTAAACTCGCCATCTTTGTCAGGCATATCGCAGAGCCCCCAGCTCTGACACCCGCGCTCACTCTCATCGGCAGGCAGAAAAAGCTCTAGGCCGTATTGATGCCCCCCGCGCTCAGTCTTTGACCACTCGGCAACTTTGTCTATTGGCCAGCACTCGCCCGTTCCGCCAGTCTTGGCTTGAAAGAAGGCAGGCTTGCCAATGCCACGACTCTCAAAAGTCTCACCTGTTTGTGCCAACCGCGCCGCTGCTTTCTCCGCAACCCTTTCTTCTAGTGTCCTGATTTGAACAATTCTATCAGGGTCAGTTTCAACCATTGCCCTGATCTCACTTTTTTTTGACATGATACAGGGCCAGCACCCCACCCTCTCAGACGGGTACTTGTCTTTGAGGTACAAGGGGCAAGGGCGCAGATTGTTTCGGTTGTGGATATCTATTACGTCTTGCACTACCCAAGTAATTAGAGGCCGCCAAGTGTCGCAAAGATTTTTTCCCAAAATAGAACCGGGCTCCCACCTATCCATTTTACTACGGGCCTTACTTTCGGCTGCTCGAATCCCTACCGCGTTAATTGGTAAGGGGCTGTTGCCAAGCTCCCGGATATGGTCCCGGATAGGGAGCTTTTTTAATTGCTCAGTGCAGAATCGACCCATGCGCGAGGGCATTGCGCCCTTGGAGACCACCAAGTCTGGCATCCCTCCAGGATATTTTTTGCTAACAACGCGGTAAAACCTGTCACCAAGAAGCGGCTTCACGGTGCTTTCAATGTACTCGTACAACACTGGGTGCTCCCACCCCGTGTCAGCCCAGACATAATGGACGTCATTGCTTTCCTCGAATCCGTTCTCTCGAAGCCAAAGCGCCATAGCAATCGAGTCTTTGCCGCCGCTCACAGAGCAAACAATAGGTCTTCCAGAATCCTTAATCTCTTGATCGTCCATCCCAAATTCCTGCTCGATTTAGTTCTGACGCAATGCGTCTAGATAACTCTTTTTTCTTGGCCCTTGCTCTTATCTTCAATCCTATTAACAGGGTCAGTGTAAGAGCCAGCACAACTGCCGCTATCTTCATGGTGCCCCCTGATAAACTCTAGCACGCTGCTATCTTGTTTCGTAGGCCCCGCTTGCGCCCACCCCAGGAGGAAGGCGAGCGCAAGACTAGCAATAGCAAGAAACCCTGCAATCACCAGTTGTTAGAACCGCTGGAGCCACCGGAGCCTTGCCCCTGCTCGTCATCACTTGGCGCAAGACTGATAATATAATCAGGATGCGCGTCGCTTTCTTTTCTATCGTTCTCTTGCAGGACAAGGCGGCGTCCACCGAGCATGACGCCAAGAACGCCTTCGGCTTGGCCTGTCATAGTCCCAGGCTTCTTGCCCTTCCACATTGCTGCAATCTTTTCCCATCTCTGCTTTGCCATAGTATCTTCCTTAAAAAGTGAAATAAAGTTGACGCTAGCATTGTTTGAGCTTAGTATCAAGCACAGCTAACTTTTAGGAGATTTTTATGAAAAGTTCATTACCAGGGTTACCTCGCAAGGTTTGCATAGGTAGCTCCGAAATCAAAAGCCTTTTGGGCACTTGCACTCACAGGGGGCCGCACGACGTATGGGGCTCAAAGGTAACGGACGAGGAAGAGGTCTTTGCCAACGCTGAGTATATGGAAGTCGCGACGGTGCTGGAGTCCTCGTTCTTAAAGCTTACCGAGATGAAGTTGCAGCGCCAAGGCTTCGACATTATCATCAAGCCGGGGAAGACTGTGTATAAGGAAGTTGACGGCGTGAATCTTCGAGACACTGCCGATGGCTTTGCAGTGCCTTCTACGCGCCACCACAAGCCGCTTTACACCATTGAAACAAAGGCAGGCTACAGGGCCGACCGTGACTACTACGGTGAAGAGTGGACTGACGACGTTCACGAAGGTTACAAGGACCAGTGCATCTGGCATTGTGGGATGACAGGCGCTCCTGCCTGCGTCCTCAGCGTACAGTTTTTTCCCACTGAGTTTCCAAAAATCTACGTGATTAAGGAAGACCCTGAGCGCTTTGCGTTGCAGGTCAACACGGCTGTCTCATTCTGGAAAGACCATGTTGAAACAAATATTGCTCCGCCAACAGATGCGTCTGCTGCTTGTGCTCGACATCTTGCGAAGCTTGCTATGAATAGCGAGAACTTGAGAGATGCGTCACTTGATGAGCGCGCCTATGCCGAGGAGCTGGCGCAGCTTAAGAAGATTGAGAAAGCAAACAAGACGCGTATTTCGCTGCTTCAAAATCAATTGCGTGAAGCAACCGGCGAGTATCGCGGCATTGACTTTGGCGACGGTGCCAAGATTACGTTCTCCCCAGACAAAAACGGCAAGCGGCGTATGTCGTCATCCTTGAAAGCATTGGAGATATAAAATGACAGATATGGTAAAGGCAGCAGAGCTTGCCCTTGTGAACAATGACCTTGGTGCTCTTGACCCTGAAGCGCGGTTGGCTTTTCTTAGAAAGCTTTGCGAAAACATGGGGTTGAATCCCATGACGCAGCCGTTCCAGTACATTCGCCTGAACGGGCAACTTAAGCTCTATGCAACGAAAGGTTGCGCTGACCAGCTTCGCAAGGTTCACGGCATCTCAATCGAGATTCTTCAGAACGAGCTTGTTGACGGGATGATCATGGTTCACGCCAGGGGCACAACGCCAGACGGCAGAACTGATGAGGATATCGCGGTCGTACCTATGCGCAAGGGCATGGACGGTGTGAACGATAGGATGAAGGCAATAACCAAAGCGAAGCGACGGTTAACACTTTCTATCTGCGGCCTAGGTATGTTGGACGAGTCAGAGCTGGCAACAATACCAAGCCGAGCAATCGAGCAGGTTGCACCAACGCAAGAGGTACGCGCAGTTTTAGAGGCACCTGCAAAGAAGGAAAAGCCAAAGAAGAAGCCGAGAACGGTTGCCGCAAATAAGAAGGCAATGGTCAAGGTTGCCGCAAGTTTTGCGGAAGCAGGCATTACTGATGCCCAGCTCTGTGACCACTTGGAAATAGACTCTGCTGAACAGTTTACAGAAGAAATGCAGAAAGAGCTGCGAGAGATTTTTAAGCGAGTTTCTCGTGGGCAATACCCAAAAGGGTTAGAGCCCATGGTCGCTTGCTCTGATGATCCGCCACCACCTCCGGGTGACGAGATGGCTGGAGTAGAGTGATGCTGAGGTGGGCACTCTGGTTTACGCGCAATGGCTGGCCTGTATTCCCGGCGCATGGGGTCCAAGAAGGTGCGGTGTGTACGTGCCGCCAAGGACCAGAGTGCTCATCGATTGGCAAACACCCCGCAACACGGCGGGGCTGGAAAGATGCTACCCTTGACCCCGAGCAGGTCAAGGCGTGGTTTGCTGATAACCCTAACTACAATCTTGCCCTGGCTTGCGGCAGCATCACAGTCCTCGACGTGGACGGCGAGAAAGGCCGTCAGAGCTTGGAAGAGCTGCTGGACAACGATAGGGCCACATACTTACGAAAAACACCTAGAGCACGCACTGGCGGCGGCGGGTGGCACTTGTTCTTTCAGGGTGTAGAGGTGAAGAACTTGGTTGGCTTTAAGCCAGGGCTCGACATCCGCTCGCAAGGCGGGCACGTTATTCTGCCCCCATCTCTTCATGTGTCCGGTAAGCGGTATGCCTTCGACCGATGCCCCACAAAGTTTAAGCTGCAAAAGTTTCCCCAGTGGCTACACAAGATTGTCACCGAAGAGAAGCCAAGAGCACCGTCGGTGCCAATGCCTGCTATCGAATCAGGGAATTTTGACGACCTACCAATCATTGACGAATACAGGAACAACGCACTCAGCAGCTTATGCGGCAGACTCTTCAAACGAGGTCACACAGTTGATGAGGTTTCTGCGATGCTTCTAGCAATAAATGAAAACAAGTGCAGGCCGCCGCTAGGCAGAACAGAAGTGGAAAAGATTGTTTGGTCTATTTCACGTTACCACTAAGGAGTTAGTTATGGCAGGAGAGCCACCTTTAGACCCGCCAGATTATGATGAAGGACCAGAGCCAACAGATGAGGAGTTTGCTCAGTGGAAGCTGAGGGACATGGATTACCTTGTCGAAGATGAAGATGTTGTTGAAGCGGTAGACACGGTTTTACGCCGAATTGGCCAGGACATCATTGATGGCAAGAAAACGTCTAAAGACGAGATTGCTAAAATACTCATCGATGCTGTCAAGGTCTTCGCGAGTGAAGGTGACATGTGCGAGGTCGGTGAATGGCAGCAGCACATGAGAGATAAAGCAAAGGAAGACTTTGTTGAGCCAGATGAGCCTGACTATGAACCGTGCCATCGGTACTACGACGGCACTTAAAAGCAATGAAAAAGCGGCTAAGGTTTTTACGCCTTAGCCGCTTCGAGCTAACCTCCAGCAACAAGGACGAAGCCGGGATTAAGTTCACTATGGACTGAATTGCTGGAGGCGTCAATGTCGAACGAACACAAAGAGAGAATCGAAAAAGCCATCGGTAACTTTTACCGGAAAAAACAAAAGGATGCGGGGAGCTTTGATGAAGCGTGGAAAGGTGCAGGTCCGAAAAGGAAAAAGCGAGCAAAGCCCGAGGTGCCACTCGAACGAGACGAGCAAGTCCAACTGGCAAAATACCTCGACGGGCTCAAGCTCCTCTGGTGCCACGTCCCAAATGAAGGACACGGCGGTTACGGAAAGCGAGCCCAAATCAAAGGGGCACGGTTGCGTGCCGAAGGGCTTAAGGCGGGGGTATGTGACGCATTGGTCTTCGATCACTGTACGCTCACGTCAGACGGGGAAACCACGCAATATAATGGTTGCGCGATTGAACTCAAACGACAAAAAGGCGGGCGAGTAAGCGACGCGCAAAAGTATTGGATAGAAGAATTAAATAATCGCGGCTGGTACGCTGCGGTTTGTAACGGGTTTTTAGAAGCCAAAGAGTTAATTGAAAGGTTGGGTTATGCAAAAAAGACCAGCGAATAAAGGGGTGAAGCGCTTGCGTCGGTGGATGCAGGATAACGATAAGAGCCAGTACGACCTGAGCCTTATGCTCGACGTGTCACCCGAACACTTGTGCCGATTAATTGCAGGCCGGTTCAAACCGGGTTTAACGCTAGCTGTTAAGTTTGAAGAAGCCTGCAATATCCCTTGCCGCTCCTGGCTAGAACGGGTCTGACGGGCAGTCGGTCCACTCGGCTCGCAACTTAGACTGTATGTTAAAGAACGTGCCGTTGGACCGGCGAACTCCCTTGTACCCCAAGAGCCTTAATCGCTTAGCCATTCCCCGCGCAGAGCCGTGTCGTCTTCCTGTCGCAGAACAGAAATCTTTAAAGTCACTAAACAGATAAGAAAGTGCGCTCTCTCCTGTCGAGCAGCAGGCAAGCGTAAAGTCTTTTACCGGGTCACTGTCAGCGTGCCATTGCGCGATTGTCTCACGATGAGACGCAGGCAAAGTGAACGCACCGTGGCGAAGTAGTCTAGCAGCCCCTTCGAGTGCCCAATGCACAATAGCCGCCTGCTCTTCTTTTAGTTCACTTAGAATCTCATCCTGACTTCTACGCTCTAGTGCATAATCGTTTGTGAAACTTCGGTTAAAGTCCATAATGAGAAAACGCCTAAAGAAGCCGTCAGAGTAATCTCCTGAGCCAATTGAGGGGAGAGCGTTAGCGCTAAAAATGTGACCAGCCCGAGGGATAAACGAGAACGGCGGCTGGTAAGGAAGACGACCCGAACATCTATCGCCTGCGATAACAGACTTAAACATATCGCTCGACTCAAGCGCGTTGTACTCGGGCAACTCGGCACAAATATTCAACCGAGAGTCCCGAAGAGATGCAAGCGTATAGTCGTGGTCCCACCTTTTGGGACTGGCGCTCGTCACCCGATTCTCTGGCCAGAGAGAGGACACTGCATCCATTAACACAGACTTACCGTTGCCGCCCTTTCCGACAAGCAGTAAGCAACGACTGTATGCGGTGCTCTTACCCGTAAGGCAACACCCGAGCCACTCTTGGATGGCTGCTATCTTTGAATCCTTATCGTCATCGTCACGCCACAACGAGCGCAAAAAGTTTAGCCAGTTAGTAGGCTCCGCTTTTGGCTCAATCTCAAAATCGTACGCCCATGTGCAAAGATTATCCGGCGAGTGTTCGAGCATCTCTGTTCCAAACTCATCGATAACCCAAAACCCGTTTTTGTCCGCAATACCCGAGGGCACTTTGTCAAAATACTTGTCGACCCGAATCTCATGTAAGAGCAGTGCAGTCTCTGCAACTGCCCTGGCCTTAGCCAAGCCTACGGTTAATCGTTTTGGCTTGTCTCCAGGCAACCAGAGCCCATCAAAGAGCAGCGCCATCGAGATTAGGTCGTTGTGTTCGACCCGATTCCAGACAGCCCCGTCAAAAATGTACAGGCTACCGTCGCTTGACACGGCGCGTCCTTCCGGTGAAGACGACACGAGCGCATCGAGCAGCATGGCCGCCAGCAAAGGGTCTGACCCAAACTCGGGCGTATGGTGTTTTAGATATTCCTCGACACCGGTGGTTAGCTCATTCATTTAAATTTTATCCCCAGCGCCGCGCAGCGCCCCATTGAAATTGAGTTATTACGTTATAAGAATTTGACGGAAGCGTAAACTACTGGACCGTGTTAATTGTTAAGGCACCAATCGTCTTCTCGTTTTCCCCATAGATTTCAACCAAGTTATCGCAGGCCCTACACGTCATGTTTAGCTGCCACGTTTTATATTCGTCACATAATAGCTCAACCATTGCTTTTCCTAACTTGCTCAATCGCGCCCACAACCGCGTGAACCGCCGCAGCGTCTTCAAGGTGTAGGTGTCCCGACGTTTCAGTGTAGACGCCGCCGTGAATATCAACGTCCAGATAGAGAGTAACGCCCATATCCGCCGACATGGTGTTGACCAGCTCGACCAGAGCCCATGTTTGCTCTAGCCGTTCCCGCTCTCGACGTTCCTTTCTCCAGTCGCTTCGCAAGTCTTCTAGCACCTGAGCATTCGCTCGCTCTTGTTTCAAAATAGGACACGACTGAATGTTGTGGCCCGTGGCACCGCAATGGCCGCATTTTCTTTTTGTCATTAGTTAGCTCTCTTTCTTATGTAAAACAGGCACGCGCCCAGTGCCTTTTCGCCAGTTACGTCCTGTGTCTCTTCAATGAATAAAACCCCATGCAAATCGATGCACAACGTAGGGCGGCAGGGATCATGATCCCCACCTATAACTTTCATTGCTTCATTCAAGGCGTCGGTTAAATTTGCACTTATCTTTTCTTGTTCGGCTAAACTAATAGCAGAACTCTTTACAGGGTGCGTACATGTTGCCTTGTTATGACCGTAATGCCCACACCGGCTACACTTCCTTGGCTTCGCTTTTCTTTTTGTCATGATTAGCTCTCTTTCCTTGGTAGGGTCCAGTCGACCCACTGCTTAATGAACCCGCCATCGGACGGGCTCCAGTATCTAATCTGAATCCGAGTACCCGAATCGTTGGTGTCAACCCACTCAACGTGACCGTACTCGGGGTGCGTTATTGTTGTTGTCCCGCGTCGTTTTCTGCCTTTCATCGCTCCCTCCCTTCGTCCCGATAGCGGGATAAGTCCTCGTCCTCAAAACAGTCATGACCCTTTTCACCACCCTCTTCCTCGTCTTTTTCTTGGGCGATGTACGCCTTATAGGTCGAGGGGTAACAATGCCTACAGTCGTAGGCACCACATAGGCACTTACTCATTTTCCAACTCCACCTTCATAATCGACCCGAACTTGTCCCGCTCGCGTCCGTTGAAATAAAACAGTGCTCCAGGTCCATTACCGGCGGCGTCGCAACTTAGGACAACGTGCGACCCGTCATCGAACTCCAGCACCAGGGCGCGGCAGGTCCAGTTGAATGTGAGCAATTCCTCGTCGGTCTGATACCTGACCCGAACGATGGTTCGACCTTCTAGCACCTCACGAGCTGGCGGATTTTTGGTGATGTTCTCAATGTGGCTTAACATGGCGTCCTTTTTTGCGACCCGCTCAAACGAGTGCAGCTCTATTTTCTTTGTCATTGACCCGAACCTCTCATCTGCTCAATAACCCGCCCAATCATTTCAGCTTGGCGCATTGTGTTGAGTCCAGGGTGGGCGGCTTCCACCGCATCCCTAATCTTTTGCCAGCGGGCCAGACCCGAACCGAGGTCAGGGCTTTTTAAGATAGGATTTACATCTAAAATTTCTTGGGGTGTCATGACCTGTTTCTTTCTTTAATTTCAACCTCTAAGGCTTGCACTGTATCTCCCAGCTCACCGTCAATCGTTTCCCAGAGGGCTTTAGCGTGAAGGATTTTGGCTGTGGTAATCGCGTGCTCTTCATCCTCGAAGAAGTCGCCTTGACCAAAAGTATCCAGAATAGTTTTACCGTCAATTTTCACGCGGTATTCAGTCCAGCCGTGGTGACCCGAACAATCGTTCCAGCTTGGTGGAACTTCCCTTGTTTCGACCCGAACACCCGACAAGCCGTAGCGCCAATCGTCGGACAGGTCCAGGTGATTTACAATCCAGTGATAACAGTCCTCAGAGGACCCGAACGAGCGCCGGTATTCCCGCCCTGTTTTTGTGCTGCGAATTAAATAAGTTTCCATTGGTGTTGTCCTTGTTTGAGTTAGCTTATTTTTTCAATTCTCGAATGGCTTGAATCAGCGCAACTGATAAAGCCGAGATAGCCGACGTGCCTTCAAGTATAGTGTTGAGCCTTAAAGACTCTATTAGTGGGTCAATTTCGTCACCATAACCGTGCTGATGGTCTAACCCGATAACCCTCCGAGGGTTGTTAGGGTCCTCAGCCGTGTGCAGATGCATACTCACGTTTAGCTCGTCGGCTAAAATGTTGAGCATTCTTAACATTCTGTCATGATTATGAAGGACCCGCTCTTGGTCCTTACCGTCTAATTTATAATATGATGAACTCATAGTGTTGTCCTTGTTTGAGTTAGCCCGATAATAAGCAGGCCCGGGCGAGCTACTACCCGAACCTGCTTTTATGGGGTCAACCCTATTGAGCGTCTAAGGCATTGTGAACCGCAAGGACTCGGTACAACTCCTCTAAACGCTTTAATGAGTATGGGTCGGGCTGACCCTCACCAGCAAATTCGGCGACAAGTGACTGGAGGCGGGAGTGGATAAAGCTAATTAAGGTGCTACGTGTCATGATTTTACCTCACTTTCGTACCCGTCGAACCATTCGACGTGCTCGGTTGTTGACCCGTCTTGATGTACTTTGGTCACCGCTTGACGTGTATCGGGGCGCTGGCAATGGGCTTGGGCTTCCTCAAGTGTCAACCCGCGTTTAATGACGCGGTTTGAACCCTTGAACCTGAATCGAATAATTTTGTAGGTCATGGTTTTGTCCTTGTTACTCGTAATGGGGTTGTTCTTGCGGGAAACTCTGAGGAAGGTTATCTTCCCAAATTTGGACGACGTACCGACCTTCACAACTCACGCTGGATAGCTCGGCCCGGGAACCTTGCGGGTCATTGTAGAGACGGTCAACCCGCTCACCTAAACGGTTCGAGTAGTCACGCGCGGCGTCGAGGTCGGTAAACACCCGAGGGGATTCACCGACAAGTTCGCCGAAAGTGTACCATTGGCCACCCTCGGCACCTGAAAACCATGTCCGGTCACATAGATATAACCCGAGACGGTAAACGGCGGTCTTGTGCCTGCTTTCACCAGGGGCCGTAGGGTGTGGGCACCCGTGCTGCTTGTTGAGCCGGTACTCCCGGAGAGATGTCTGGTTGATGTAACCTGTCATGATTTTTGTCCTTGTTAGTGGTGGTGTCATAAGCTCCATTGGCTACCCCGGGCACAACACCGAGGCAGCCTAGCAACACACAACACGGGGACCCTTAGTAGGGTAGGTTGGAATAGGGATACAGCTTCACCAGCCCGCCGCACTTAAGCACACCCACAAAACATTCAAGCTTAGGTGAATATTCCGGAGAATCCTTCAATAGGTCATCCACAATGCTGGCGGGATAATGAGAATACCCGGGCGAAGCTTGCTCGTTTATTTCCTCGACCGATTCCAAGTAAGAATCAAAAAACAGTTCGAACTTGATATCAACCCGCGTCGAGTTCCACTCGGTAAAGCTCCGGAGCGGTTCACAGTGCCAGCCTACTACCTGGTCATAAAAGCCAGACTCACCCAAGTTATCAACCTTATAGAGTCGCCATGCCCCATAGTTGCCCCGAGGGTCACCGCCTAAATGGGGCTCGACTGCTACATAAATGTCATCCGCATAGATATAATCGGCGCAGTCGTATGGTGCGAAAACTTGCCATTGGAAGTCGGCACTCAATTGTTGCTCGTGGTTGTAGGTGTTCCCGAGTCGCCCTTGCGCTTGGTAGGGTTGACCTTCCAAGCAGCTTACAAGCTTCGCAACCCCGTCCTCACAATTAGAAAGCCAGTCGCCTGGTTCTAATCCGAATGTTTCCATAAGGGGCGAGTCCAGCTCGATAGGGTCGCCTAGTGTCGCTTCCAAGAATTTCTCGGTGTCGAGAGAAGTACAATCAAAGTAGTTTAAATCAACGTTAATCATTATCGGTGCCCTTGGTTAAAAGTTAGCTCTAACCCGTTGGTATCAATAACTTGATGCGAGGGTCAATTACATAATGTAGATAGGTGTAGATAATATTCCCGAAAAAATGAACCAGTGAAGATAATGATTAGAGGTGAAGATAGAAACTAAAGACAAAGCATAACAATATCAACCACTTATGCATAGAATGACTAATATACTGTTGCTAAAACATTATCTTTCACTTAGAACACAATATCAGGCACTTAGGGCGTTAGAGCGTATACGTAAAAGATAGTTTGATTGGGTGGCTCATTATCTACATTTCTACACTTATCTTCATTCACTTGACGAATGGTGTCTTATGGGGTGAAAGTGGTGATAACGTTATCGGGTCACTTGGGAGTATACATATAAAACGAGTGACCGTTTATGCTCTCAAGTGGCCTTTATCGACCTGACCTGACCCTATTTGACCCTATTAGGTCCCGAATACCCGAAAATGCGAACCCGAATAGAGCAGGCCGGTGGGATGTGTCCTGAATGAATCGCTGAAACTGGGGATTTTTGGGCAAAAAAAAGCCCCGGACATTGCCGGGGCTCGATAGGGTGGGTGGGTTAGACTATCCCCGCAAGATGTAAGTTCCTATTTGGTAGGTGTCCCCGTCCTCTGAAATCCTGATAACAACCCCGGACCATGCCGAGTCTGACGTTCGCCCATGCCAACTATCGAAAGGCGACGCCTCAGTGCTCCCGGTTGAACGCTCAATACCCGCCATAAAAAGCGACCCCAACCCAGTAAAATCAGAAACGTGATACCAATGCCCTTTGTACCTCAAGAAATTTCCAAACGACTGCTCCTCGGCAGTCAAGTAGTCAAACTGCCACTTCAAAACATTCATTGGGACCCTATGCCCTGTTACGAATTGGCGTTCATGGTTGTTCGTAGTTAGCTCTAATCTCATTTCATAACTCCATTGGTTGTATGCACGATTGCCCACATTGCACCGTCCGAGTCGGCGGTTGCCCAAGCCTTGGACAAGTGGTCTACAATGATTTTTTCGCCATTGCGGATTACGTGGAAGTGAGTGTCGCCCTTGGTTGGGTCGAAACAGATACGCTCCGCACTGGCTGGGATTGCTGTCATGGTTTCAGGTTGAACGGTAGCAGCTTTGAACCACGCAAACACCTTGCGGCTGCCGGTGCCAGCATTGCACCTGGCAAAGTGCGTGTTACCGAAGGACGGGTGACGAACCACGACGTCAATAAGTACAGCTTGCGAGCAGTGCAGGGTCTTACTTGGAACGTAGGACCAACAACCTTTGTTTAAGTTGCGGTGAAATTGTATGCGTTTCATGCGTAAACCCTCACAACACTTCCGGATACATAGGGGCTTCCGTTCATGTCCATACCATGCATTGGGCGGTCACTTGTGGGGCACGCCTTGTAGATGCATACAAGACCGATATCGAGCAAAGTAAACGTTCGGTGGTAGATGTAGCCAGACAAATTCATATGCCACTGGCGGAGAACCTTCAAAAACATAACGGCGTATGTCCTGCCGTTTGCGGACCAAAATAAACAACTCACAGTAGCTCCAATGAGTAGGGGTTGAATTAGTATTGATGCAAGCGTCATGCCACGAACGGGGTACAATATTACTAGGCTTTTCTGGCTACTGTGGACGACCTGACACAACCCGGTGCGTCAATATTGACACACCCGTCAATTGCCCTATGTTGCACTACACTGCGATACATATAGTGTAACGTATGGCAACTGCACTACATGTATGGCAACTGCACTGCCCTACATTGCCATGCACCACATGTATGGCAACTGCCCTACCATACACTACCCTACCCTACCCCCGATCCGGCTTCCCCCCTTTTCATTAAATACCCTCACACTCACTCACCCCAGATTCACTTTTGACGCATTACGTCACAGCCTTTTCCTTGAACAGGTCTTCGGTGTATTCTACTGTAGTCTTGCGGTGTTGGGATGTAGCGCCTGCAAGCTACCCCCAAACTGACCTAGTCAGCTCCCAGCATCGCACCACCTTTTGGTGCCCTTTCGAGGGACGAGCACAGGAGTGCATAAATGAGCAGGAAAATATACAACGCCGGGAAACTCCAAGTCCGGTACGAAAAAGCCGCCTCTCAGGGTGCCGCTGGAAAACAAGACCGAGAAGAGCTTCTGGCGCAGGCCGACCAAGACATCGAAGACGAAGGTGCCTTTGTGGAAATCAATCGAGACGCCAACGAGCTAATCAATGTCCATGTTCTCCCCAGCCTGCACTCTATGATGGAAAATATGTACACCATCATCGACGCGGAAACCCGCAGACTAATGCGACAAACTGTGTCGGGTGGCGGCATGGATAAGGTCGATTCTCAGCACTTCGGTCAGCTGACTCGTAGCATCTGCCAACTGGCAAATCTTGAGCACGGGATTCGAGAGCAAAACCAGCTCGACCAAATCTCTGATGACGAACTTAAACGCTTGGCTGACATTGCCTACAAGAAATTAAAAGGGAAATCCAAATGAGCACACCTTATGCGACCCTTGCATACAATCCGATTAAAGATAACGACAAGCTCCCCGTGCTAGTTCGGCTGGCAAGCACCGCCGACTCGTCTCTGGTCTACAGCACTTGGCTTCGCAGTTACGCTGACCAAAACAAAGACCAGCACCGGGGCATCCTGTATAAAAGCCACCGAAAAATCATAAGAAACCTTATGGAAAAGTCGGTTACCGTTATGGCGGTGATGGATGACGACCCCAATCAGATTTTTGCGTGGATGTGCGGAATCAGGACCAAAACAGGGCCTCTTTTAGTGCATTACTGCTATGTTAAGGATGCTTTTCGGCGTTTAGGGCTCGCAAGCCTGCTGCTTAGGTACTTTGAACACCGTCAGGGGGAGCCGATTGTCTGTAGCCATAAGGGTTATGTGTATAAATCTCTCCGTGATAGGTATAATCTTTTCTATGTCCCACAGGTGCAAGAAACCCACGGGGTAGATAAGTTTGAGGATGGAAAATGGAAATTGTAGGATTTACGCTAAAACATGACTGCCGCCCAGTGTTTGACAAGATTGCAATCAACCTAAAGGCACCAAACCACAAAGGGTTCACCCTAAAATGGGGGCCGAACAAAAACGGCGTCATTGTAATCCATGAAAGACACGGGACTATGTATCTGCCCATGTCGTCTATCTCTCATGTTGAAATTATCGAAGAAGAGAAGAAAAAGACTACCCGGAAACCCAGAAGCGTGAAGGCAAAGAGTAATGGGGAAATCACCGCCCAAGCATGACGCTCGGGCGCTTGTCCGAGAGTACATAAAAAGATTTGGTGATCCTGAAGCCTTGCAAGAGGACAAAGGAGTTGCCAAAGACCGGACTTATCGGTGGCAGGAAGATTTGTTTGAACAGCAGATTGCGTTCATCAATGACCCTGCCTCGTTTAAGACCGCGCTGTGCTCTCGGCGTGCAGGCAAAACTTACGCGGCCTGTTACTACCTCATCGAAACAGCATCTCGAAATCCCGACAGCATTTCGGCTTACATTGCCCTAACGCGCAACAGCGCCAAGCGTCTTATGTGGATGGAGCTTAAACGGGCCAACCGTAAGTATCATATCGGGATGCACTTTAATAACTCCGAACTTATTGCTACGCTCCCCAACCGAAGCCAACTTGTGCTGACGGGAGCAAACGATGAAGCTGATATTGATAAGTTGCGGGGTTCTGCTTACCACCTGGTTATTCTTGACGAAGCCGCAAGTTTCGGACGCCACCTTGAAGAGCTGGTGGAAGAAGTTCTTGAGCCTGCGCTAATTGACCACAACGGCACAATGGCTATGATTGGGACACCCAACGCTGCTTGCTCGGGGATGTTTCATAGGGCATCGACCGATAAGGCCCAAGGTTACAGCAATCACCACTGGACCATCATGGAAAATCCGCACATCCCCCATGCTGAGCAATGGCTTGAGCGCCGGATGAAGCAAAAGCACTGGGACAAGACACACCCTGTTTATATGCGAGAGTGGCAAGGAAAGTGGATACGCTCAAACGACTCTTTGATTTACAAGTACACCGAAGAAAAGAATTTCTACGTAGACATCCCACATCACGAGCACGACTTTGATTTTATCCTTGGGGTGGATTTAGGTTATGAGGATGCCACAGCTTTCGTTATCGGTGCTTATTGCCCGGAGCTGCCTGATTTCTATATTGTTGACTGCTACAAAGAAACCAAGATGATACCGGCTCAAATTGCTGAAAAAATCAAAGAGCTTGATTCACAGTATGATTTCACTATCATGGTCGCCGACACGGGGGGTCTTGGTAAGTCTATTGTGGAAGAATTTCGACATCGTTACGAGTTACCAATACGCGCAGCAGAAAAGCGTAACAAGGCGTCCTATATTGAACTGATGAACTCAGACCTACACTGCGGTTTTATAAAGGTCTTTGAAGGGTGCGAGTTACTAGATGAGTGGGATTTACTCCAGTGGGACGAAGACAGAAAAAAAGAAGATTCGCGTTTTGAGAATCACCTCTCGGATGCGTGT